AATGTGGTCAACTGTATTGGCTTCTTGTCCGCAGTAGTAACAAGTATAAGCATCTCTAATCAATACTTTCTCGCGCATTACTTTGTAATGAGTCTTATCGTATTCTCTAGCCATTAAACACCAGTCGATTCAATTGTATCCATTGCGTCATCACTTGAGTATTGGCACTCATTAGTGCAATCACCACATCGCTTACACATTAGTGCCATCCCTTAGTCTTTAAGTGATTAAGAGCTTTGCAAGGTGAGCCATCGTATCGATGATCTAGGTAACGCATATGCCATCTCACTTGCTCCCTAGGTGTGAGGTCTTTTACCTTAACGTTACGCATTTGCGCTAAACCATAATGCGAGCCATTACGGGCCAGCGGATTGAACCGACTCTCTCGCCATATAAGTTCAACCCAGCATTGAGTCTGCTCAAGGTCGCCCTGCAAGTGATTCATTGCTACTAAAGCCCAGTCAGTTTGATAACGCTTGAGACCATAAGCATTTGAGGAAGTTGATTGATTGATATTGATAAGAACGGCAGCTACGGTCAGAGCTATCAAGCGTAGACAAAAGGCTGGCCGAAGACTCGACCGCCGGGCTGCCTTCGGGCCCCGGTCGGCTCCGAGGCTAGCATACGAGTCAAATCGCTTACGCATCAATTCTCCTATCATCTCACATACTGAGACAAGTTTTATTAGTATTTAATTCAACTCTAATACTTCAACTGTCTCAATGGCTTTTCCAATAAGAGCTTCTCTTACTTTCTCTTTACCATCCTCACTGAATTTAGTAGTCAAATATGGCTCAGACGCACTACCAACCGCCCAATCCACTATCTCACCATTAGGCGCAATAACTAAATCATCAACGTATTTGAGATGGCTTAAAACATAATCAACATAACTAGGTCTAACCGTTTCGACTATCTCACTAGGCATTTGACTCTTTACCCATTCAATAAACTTACGGTCTGACGTTATTTCCCACTTGAATTTAGGTTGAACGGTAGTCACATAAGCCACCGTCTCACCATCCAATTCAGCCTTAATCCGATCAGCCCCAATGCCATCCATCTCGGCTTGCAGTTCGGCTCGTAGGCGGTCTTTAGCTCGCTTCGCTTCGTCTGCGATTAGGGTAACTGCGGCTAGTTTTAGGCTTGCTTCCTTTATGCTCATTTCTTCTCCTCTCCCGATAGAGTCGCATCTCCAAGGACTCGACTGTTATGCCGCAATCCTTGGCGATGAACTCCATACTAAATCCCCAGTCGAGTAACTGATGGATGTATTTCAAGCTATGCTGCTTACTCACTCCTTACTTGCCCACCCGTCTCCCTTGAAGATAATGCCCGGGCTTGAGAATTGCTTTTCCATAAGCACTTGACAATCCGAGCACCATATTGAGTGATTAGAATAGACGTTAAATTGCTTCTCTACCGTTATTTGACACTTAGGGCATTTGAACTCATAGGTCGGCATCTTGCTTCCAATCCTTATGGCCGTTAAACATCTTGACTTGGATATTCTCCAGTCCAGCTGCTATACGGCAGATTTTGCATTTCTGAGCCTTCATCTTGTAATTGCCGCATTGGTCGCAACGATGAACGTCATCTTCTTTGGCGGCTAAGCGCTCGGTTGGATAGATAATCCGTTGTTCAAAACATCGTTGGCATTCAACCAACCATACCTCGCCGGGCGCTTCGGGTATATCCGGGCAATCGTAGGTCTTTAAAAGCCTATGAGCTGTAGTGGCTTTGCAAGTCCCACACTTGAACGGATGGTAATCCCCAATCACTTCCTAAACACCCACTTGCCGGATTCATCGACTTTCATCCATTTAGCCGGGCATTGTTCTTGGCGGTCTTTGCTAGTGCAGACCCAACCTCGATAGTCCTTGCCTTCCTTATTGCCAGTCTTGAGCACCATTGCGCCGTGGTTGCAAATTGGAACTTCATCGGCTATCTCAGCGCCTAGCGTTTCAATTAGGTGGTCAATGTTATGCACTATTGGCTCCGGATCGTCCGGCCGCTGCTCTTTAATGAATTCTGCCAATTTTGGATTTGTTGTTTGGATTGGCTTATTGTGACTCTGGTTGGGTTTAGCCCCATTTGGCTTAGCCAGGTATCCTGCAAGATTGAGAGCTCTTGATAGGCTGCCAGTTTCTGCAAGTTCAAGTGCATATTGCTTTGACTTTGATTCCGACGATAGACCCGTCGTCCAAGGATTAGCATCAACTTCAGTTCGATAGATTTCAGTTTTGACGATATAGACATCGCACTCCTTTGCTAATGACTCCTCGAGGACGTGAGTCTTAATTCGGTAATCAGGATTTTCTTGGGCAAATTGCTTAAAGCGTTCCCAAGTTCCAACATAATCATCTAGGTAATTCGACATTTAATTGCTCCCTTGTTGCTACGCTGTGGAGTCCATCCATCAGCTGTTCTTTTAATGAATAGAACTGACCGTCAGGCCAGTTTTGTAAATCAGCAGCGCACTCCAAACAATAAAAGCGCACTTGATTTCTTCTCATCGGACTAGCCGATATGCATTTCCAATAAGCCATTTTCATAGCGTTTGGATGCCATTGATTGCCTTTGACTGTTTGGCCCAAAATAGTGGAATATCCGAGCAAATCGATAATCGAATCTTCCCTACTCGGGCTTTCCACAAGTCGGCTGAGTTTGACCGCGATAAATACCAATGCCAACTCAGATGGGTCTCTGAGCTGAATACCGAGAGTTCGGCAGATGTTGTAAACGCGTAATAAGTGACATCTCGGATCACCATACGCGAACCCTCTTTCCCGTAAGGTGTCGCCAGCAATCTCAAGCCACTCACTTAACGAACGGTCGGCTAATTCGTCCATCCTTCAGCCCCCTTTCATAACCTTTACGGAATGATTCATCTTGGCGTTGTTCCGCCTTATATTGCTGATATAGGATAAAAGCCAATAGGCCGTAAATAACCAAATTACTTAACATCGGCGCTCACCCCGAATCTGTCTAGCCAGTAATCTGAAATCTCCTTGCGCGATAAACGACCGCGCACACTTTTGCGGCCGAGATTCTCCATCGCATATCGACGAATCAACTGGCCTTTGACGTAATTCTTACCATCAGTCCAAGCTCCCGACTGAGTGTCGAAATTGATTACCAAGATAGTTTGCATATCTGCTCGCTAACTAACTCAGGAAGCGCAACGGGATTTATATCGTTTACTACCTCATAATGAGCTCCGCTTGGATGTATCGACGGAGCAGTCACTACATAACCCTTGTATTTGACATCGATTCCGGTAATACCGCTTCGATACTGCCCCGGATTTGTGTCTTGATAATAAAGATGGATGCCATCTCCGGTTTTGACGGTAAAGGTCTGATCCCAAGAGTCTTCTACTTTACCGCCGTTGCGGAAATCTATATCCAGAATCACTAAATTTGAGTGAATAGCACTAACGCCCAAATTCATATTTGGATCAAGTTTCAGCCAAAATTTAACCAAATCCAAATCTTTCGTTGCATCCAAATAAGCCCTTTTAATTAGACCGAAGTGAGGCTCTTTGGATTTTGGTAGGCAAGGCATAACTGCCCATCCCTTTTCAATATACCTTTCAGCTGCGTTTAAGGTATTTTCAGCTTCTATTTTTAGCATTTTGCTCCCTTGTAAACCCTAGGTAATTGGATTTACTAGATAAGGGTAAGCAAATAAATAGATTTAGACAAGTAGCAAGGTGGCGTGTCGGCAATTTAGAAAGCCGACTTCCTTTTCAATCTGCTCCGACCCGGCAAAATCGGTCTTCGTTGGAAGGGTTCTTAAAAGCCATTCAGGGGCGTTTATAGCCCCTAAGTCGAACTGGTAGACACCTTTGGGCGTAGCGTTGATATAAAGCGTCCTAGAGCCCGTTCTAGCCCTTATTTCGGCCAAATAGTCCCACTTCTTACGTTCAATCATTAACTCGTCGTAGTGGGTTCTACGGCACTTTAGCTCGATATAAGCGTCTGAGGTTATTCCGTCAGCTCGGTCGGTCGCTGATAGTGGCGTTAAGTCCGGGAATTCGGCCTTTAGCGCCTCGAATAGTTCGACCTCTCGGAAGTAAATTAGATGTCTTCCTCGCCGTCTTCCCAACCGATTTTCTTGATTGGGTCAGCCGGATCGACAAACCAGTCCGGCCAAGAGTCGCGTTCCATAGCAAAAGCTAAAGCGAAGTCAGCCTTCCAACCAGCTGCTAAAGCTGCGTCATATATGGCTTTTGATTCGATAAAGCGTTGCTCAAGTTTTGTAGGGAAAGGATTGGCTACTGTGCGAGGCCGACGAACGGCTCGCTTTTTTGGAGTCTTCTTAGCGACGCGTCTTCTTTGTGCCACTCTTTACCCTTTCCGCTAAAGCGATTTCAAGGGTCGATTCTAACTTATCAAGTCGCGAAATCAGCGGAAGGTTCTCGAGTTTTATTATGTAGCGAAGTCCGGCTATTAGTAGGCCAATAGATCCGAGGACGGACGCTACAAAAGCGGCGATATTATTTGCGTCCATACTGCGGAGAATTCTTATCTGCCCAGCGTAAAACTGGAGCTGTGATAGCGCCGATTAAAACTGCGTATTCGGGAGCAAAGTCAAGCAAGAACGACACTCCAAGAGTTACGCCGGAAGCGACTACTGCCAAGCAGTAATCCTTAAAAGCCTCTTTGAATTCGGGAGTTTTGATTTTCTCAATTAACGCTTTCATTTGTCTCCTTAGGGTTAAGCTGAAAGAACGACCCGTCCTTATCGCCTAGGGTCGTAAAGCTGATATGAAGATGCGAGCGGTGGGGATTCGACCCTCGAAATTTTCTCCAGCGAAATCGAAGGATTGAAGATGCGATTCGACCGTCGTAGATGATGTATTTGATTCGCTTATCTCCGCGTTTTGCGCAAAGTCTAATTTGGTTGGCGAGTGTGTGAGCTTCTTCAGGATGGGCATTTAGGTTTGAATCTATATCGATTGCTCGGACGATTCCGCCTGCTCGAGCATCCGGGATATGATCCGAAACACCTTCAGCGAGATGGCGAGCGTCAGCAACCCAGCCATCGCTACGGCGATCGCGACCCGGATAGTCATCGTCAATCTGCTCCCTTAATTGAACTCCAGCTTTGCAGAGTTTTGCCATTAGCCTAAAAGAAGTTGTGCTTCTTCGGCGGTGATTCCAAGTTTGTCTAATAACGCTTGGCGAGCGGCTTTTTTTGCTTCCGCTTCTAACTCTTTCGTTGCTGCATTATCAGCATTTAATTTTATTTCAGCGATTTCTTCGGTAGTAGCATCTCTAACAATTTCCTCGCCAGTTTCAGCGTTAACAAATTTAAGTTGCGGTGTGTTTGTTTTAACCATTTTAGTTTACTCCATATAATAAAATTGTACCTGCGGTCATATTTCCACTATTATCTAATCTAAAGACTAACGAAGTAATTGTGTTCAATCCTTCAATTGAGCCAAAAGCATTTTGTACAGACCTAAAAGTATTTCCACTGTCTCTGAAGGTTGCAACAGAATAAAATGTTTTACTAATAGTTGAACCTGAGGTGTAATTGTCAATTTCAAAAGCTGCGGCATTTTCTGCACCTGTTCTTAAAAATCCTGCCGCGTCGCTTCCTAACACAGGTAATTGAGAAGCGCCCGGAGTGTAATTTGCTACTGAACTTGTAGTATCTTTATAAAAGACTACATAATGAGTTGCAGTAGAGTTATTGTTTGGTAAACACAAAAAAGATCTATTGCTCACATCGTTTGTCACTCCCGTTACTATTACATAAAGTTTTTTATAACTTTGGCTAATGTTCGAAATAGTTACGCTAGTTCCGGTTATGCTTGTTGTTGATAATAAAGTCAAACTACCTGAGGCAATTGTTGACCAAGCAGGAACACCGCCTGAAACGGTTAATACTTGACCAGTTGATCCAATTGCAAGTCTTGTGTTTGTATTAGCAGTTGCTGAACGATATTCAATATCTCCAAGAGTTGTAGAAGGATTGAGATTTTTTGTTGTTGTGTCAATCGCGGTTCCAAGCGAACGAATGGCAGAAGCACCATCTTTAACAAGGCTAGTGTCGTCCGGTGTGGTCCACCCATAGTTCGTAGTCGTTGCCATTGTTCTCCTTTAGCTTACTATTGTAGCGTCTAGCCAAGTCATAGTCTGGTCTATTGTCTGCCAAGTCTCGGTGATTGGAACGTTGTTCCATCGGAAGGCTTGGAGAGAATAAGCGATAGGTGAGACATTGAGTTCTAGGGTTAGGCGGTTATAGCCAGCCCTCCAAGTCCAACCTTCGACGAATCCTTGGAACTCGCCTCCTACCATATTTGATGGCAGGTTTTGAATGTTAAGCGGTAAGCCCATAAAGACTTCCAGCAAGGTGTCGCGGTCTGTGTTGTCAATCTCCGGGCTACCTATTTCAAAAGTTATTCGGCTCATTTCGAATTGCGGATAGGCTCTAATCTCAAGATAGAAGGCGGCTTGGGCGTTTGCATCTGATTGATTCTTTAAGGTTGTTGCTACCGTAGCCGCTAACTGCCCGTAATCGGCAATAGAGGCGGCATCTGAGTTGGTAACTGAGGAATTGCCTGAGCTGGTGTAACTAATGGTAATTGAGTTGCGGACATCCCCGGCGCGCTTAATTATGTTGAGGCCCGGGCCAGTTGCGTGATTGCCGTCTAGGTCAACATATCCGTTGGCTGCCAGATATTGGCTGCGGCGAGTCGAATCGGCATAACCAATGCGGCCTTGTGCGTCTTCGTATAAGTAGCCAAGCCCTGAAGTTGCCAAGCCACTCACTACCGCATAAACGTTATTTAGGACGTTATTCTGCGAGTCGAGTTCATAATCGCCCGGCTGGTCGATTTGACCCAATCCGCTATTTTGAGCATTTGCCCAAGTTACTGTTGGGTCATAAGTATTCCAAGTTAACGAAGCCGATACTTCGTTCCAAGTATCAAATAGCACTCCGGATAAAACTGTGTAAATCTGGTCGCCATCCATATCGCTTGAGATGTTTCCGTCAAATATGGCTCGAGCTAATCGGGCAAGAGCTCCAACGGCTACTATGTTGATTCGCTGGCTTAGGGCTGTTGATCCGGAGTTGGCTACTTCGACGCTGAGGTCGGTAATAAAGCCGCCGAATAAGTAGACGTAAGTTCCGTTGGTCTTCTTTACTTCGACGCTCACCGAATCGTTAATCTCAAAATTGACGTTAGATTCGTTAGTCTCTAAAAGACTGAGATTGCAATAGCCAGCTTGAGGCTGTTCGTAGATATTGGTTCGGCCGCTAGTGATTGTCATCCCGGCTAAGGTCGCAGATGTGACGGTTGACCCGTTGACCTTTACGCGATATTCAGGATTCCAAAGAGTCATAGATTATTTGAATAAAGCGCTGTATCCG